GGTGATTACCGTCATTACCCATTCCTCCGACGCCTTCAGAAGCGCCGCCTTCTGTGTCACCGCCGAGGCTACGCTTGATAGGCGCAATCGGCTTGCCATTTAGATAAAACACGCCGTTCTCGTACCGATACCCCTTAGGGAGATCAGTATCCATCTTCATGAACGGATGTAGTGCCCCGATACCCTTACTCACCTGACTTTGCCTTCGGTTTAGCCTTGCGATCCTTTTCCTTCTCACCGGACTGGTGCAGTTGGCTGGAGACCGTTGTAGCGATCTTCAGCTTGCGCTCTTTGTCCTTGTTTTCCTCGTCCCGGTCCATTTTCTCCATCTCAATGGCGCGGTCGCGGGTTTTGTCCACGCGAGCGGCCTCGAGTTTGCCGGTCTCCAGTTCCATCTTGTCCTCGTGCATTTGAGCCTTCAGCGCGAGGTCCTTGTCCTTTTGCTCAATCTGCTTGGCTGTCGCCTGCTGCTCAAGTTGCAGCTTGGTCTGATCAACCTGAGCCTTGGTGTCAACAGCCTTTTCCTTGATGGCTATCTCATGTTTCTTGAGCTCCACAAGCGGGTCACCGCCCTGCTGGGGCGGGTTCAGCTTGGGCATGATCTGCGCCATAAGGTTCTTTTCGGCATTGGCGATGAGCTTCTGGAACCCAGGATCAGCCATCTCCGGGTCCTGTTCCAGCATCTGCATCATCTGGGCAGCGTTGGGGTCACCCTCCTGCGCTGCCTTTTCGATGGTTTGCTTGACCTGAACCTTGGCCTGCATCACCACATGCTCGAAGATATGCTGGAGCAGCGCCGCCACGACCGGGGGCTGGCCCGTCACCATCGGCATTGTGTAGAACTCAAGGTGCAGCTCAATGTGGAGCATGTGCTCCTGTTCCATGAACGCCTTGAGCGGTGCCGTGCTGGTCAGGGCGAGCAGCTTGGCGTGTTCGGTGGCCGGGGACTCCGCCTTGGGGTCAGCAGGCTTCGGCAGGATGGTGTCAATCTCCGGTATGCCCAGAGCGACGTACATCCGGCGGTTGGCCTCGTACATGTTGTGTAGCTGAGGGCTGGCCGTGGCGAGCTTCAGCTGCTCCTGCGCGAGGCTGATGCGCTGGGTCATGCTGAAGATGTTGGGGTCCGAAACCGGCAGCACGTCAATCTTGCTGTCGAAATCAGCCTTCTTGACCTTAGGATCAATGCCCGTGAATTCGATGGGGTACTCGTCGGGCATAGCCTCAGCGATTACCTCAGCCAGCAGCTTAAGCTCCTGCTTCTGAGCGTAGTGCATCCGCTTGTGCACAGACGACAGGACGCGGCTACCGCGCTCCAGCAACGCTATAACGCTACCAACCGGCATTTCCTGATTGCTGTCAGTCATGCCGAGGTCGCTGGTACCGATGAACTTCTCAGCAGCGCCGATCAGGAACTGGAGCAGCGCGAACAGGGTGTTCGACGGCTCCTTGTAGGGCAGCGGGAAGAGCGATTGGCTTAGGTCACCAGACGCGGTGTCCACGTCGCGCCACTCACCGGGCTGGATGGCCTCGCCTTCATTGGCGACCCTAAGACCGCGTGTCTTGAATCCACCGGGGAGGTTACTGAGTGTACCAGCATCGACGAGTTGACGGAGCGCGCTGGTTGAACTGCGAGCAACGTTTCCAAGCAGATGAACGAGCCCAAGACCATAAAAGCCGAATCCGGGTAGAAACTTGTAGTGAACAAAATACTGCTTTTTGCGACACTTTTTGTCGTTTTCACGGTAGTTCCTACGGATGGAGAGGACGGTACCGTCGCTGCTATCCAACGTCACAACGAAGGGGTGCTTGATGTTCTTGCCCTTGTCATCGGGGGTGTAGCCCTCAATGAACAGGTTGCAGTGGCACTCGTAGAGCTCGATTTCCTCGACCTCGGCCGTGCTAGGCTCGATGCCCTTGATTTTGTCCTCAGCCTCCTTTTTGGTGACGGTGGTCACCTTGGGGGTGATTTCCACGTCGCGGTAGAACCCGCTTTCCTGGGACTTCTTGAGGCTGTTTTCAGTGACCACGAATACGTGCGTAACGCGCTCAGCGGTATAAAGGTCGCGAGCGTTGTAGGGCACGATAAGGTCTTTGGGCAGGATGTAGGGGCTGGTCGCACGCTCCAGCTGCTCGTCGTAGTAGACCTTCTTGAAGGTCGAGCCGCCAAACCCGAGGTGATACAGCATCTGGTCGAAGTCGGGGTCATATTCCTCCATGACCTCGGTAACCATGTAATTCATGTAGGTTTTGACGCGGGTGGCCTGCTCTTCCTTCTCAGTGGTCGTGCCGCCCATCACAACGGTGCGAACCGGACCACCAGCGGGTAGCAGCTCCTTATATGCCTGCGACTGGAACTGTACGACCGCCTCGTTCAGAATGGGGTGGATAACGCCGGTCGCGCCCTTGAAGGGCTCCGTACGCTCCTCGGTGGTCAGGCCAAGCAGCTTCAGGCCGTCATCGTAAGCCTTTTTCCACTCCTCGCGGGTAAGGTCGTCCGCGCGGATGAGTTCCAGCAGATCGCGGCCGATTTCCTCCAGCTCGGTGTCGGTAAGGCGCTCAGCGATATTGCCGCCAAAGCCGAGGGCCGGGGCCTCTGCCTCAGGGTCGCCAAACTCAATAGTGACGCCACCATCCTCGTCCTCGGTAATGGTGACATTCTCCTCCGCCTCAGGCTCCCCCTCCTCGTTTACCGGGGTGCCCGCGCCGGGTTCGATCTCAAAATCGTCGAGTGCATCGTCAGGACGGAGGGTTTTGTAGACGTTATTGGCGACGCCTCTAGACATCAGTAGTACTCCCTACGTCTGGGAGGCGCGTCTTCGTTATCATACTTTGCGTCCTCCGGGTGGCTTATGAAACCGCCTTGGCGAAAGCGCATGAGCGCCTGTGTCATGCAGTCCACCATATCATCATTTTCCCCCACGGGAAAGGCTGCACATTCCTCGATGACCTCCTCCGCCCAATTATGCTCGGGTGCCCACACCTGACCAGATTCGAACAGCGGCGCGACCGAGTTCACACGCACAAATTTGTCGTTACCGCGTGAAGGGGTGAAGGTTTGGACGGGAATACCCACCGCTCGGAGCTCCTGAGCCAGCGGCATTCCTGCCGCCTTGGCTTCAATTAGCACAGAATCGGGCTCATATTCCTGATATTCCTTCAAAGCCTGTCTTTTTAACTCTGGGAAGTCCCAACGGCCCTTTCTGGCGTTCAAAAGGATCACGGCGGCTGGTTCACCCTCCACAGGGTAGAAAACACCCCAAGTTTGGATGGCTGAAAAGTCCGCAGTCTCGTTTTTGGAGTACGCGGTGTCGTAACTTTGCATCACGTATTCCAGTTTTGGAGGCTTTTCCCGTGTCCAACGCTTCCACCACATCTTTTTGATGATCGCCGCCTCGTCAGCGGTCGGGTCCTGCATGTACTGAGCATTCCATTTGGATATGCCCATGGATGCCTTGGTCGCCAAAAGCTCGTCGATGGACCAATATTCGGGCCAAAGAGGCCGAAAACCGTCCGGCCACTTCTCAAGCTGGTTCGGCGGCACCGTAAAGATGGCTGGAAACTCAATTACCTCCCAATTATCGGCCTTGGCGTCCAAACCCATCTGTTTCAGGACTTTGGCGGTCAGGTCGATGGTTGACCACCGCGTCATGACGATTACAATCGCGCCTCCAGGTTGAAGACGTTGACGAGGGCCGCCCTGATACCAGTCCCAAGCAGCTTCAAGAGCCGCTGGCGACATGGCATCCTGCTCGGAATGAGGATCATCGATAATAGCAAGATCAGCACCACGACCAGCCAGAGCGCCGCCCACGCCCGTAGCATAGTATTCGCCACCCTCGCGCGTCTGCCAACGATACGCCGCCTTGGAGTCCGCACGGAGTTGAACCTCAAAAACCCGCTTATATTCATCGCTGTCCATCAGTGTACGCGTCTTACGACCGAAGCCAATGGCCAAGTCAGCGGTGTGGGTCGCCTGGAGGATCTTCAGGTTGGGGCGGTGGCCCATGAGCCATGCCGGGAATAGGAAGCTGGCGAACTCGCTTTTGGTGTGCCTAGGCGGCATATTGATGATCAGGCGCTTCAGCGTACCGTTGGCAATGCGCTCAAAGGCCTCAGCCATGATGGCGTGGTGCTTACCGGCGATGAACCCCGGCCACATGATCTTTACAAAATCTAGGAAGCCCACGCGCGCGGCTTGAGCTTCCTCGAGTGCCTTGGCCCGCTCCAGGAGCGAGGCATACTTCTTTAGTTCGCTATCATTCAGGCTCATCTAGTGACTCAGATATGAGGAAGTGCTTGGCGAGCTCCAGGCACCACAGCACGTCGCCGTTGGCCGTTGAGCTCACCTCGAAGAAAAACTTGCCGTCCTTGTCGTAACCACAGACCACGATTTCCGCTAGGTCGGCCTTGGCCGCCCGCTTCAGTATCCTGATCACCGGCACCGGCAGCTTTGACGCCCCGGGAAATTCCACCACGTTATCGTCAGCCATGAGCAATCACCCTGTATCCACGGGTCATTATACACTGAATGTCGATTTTGAGGGGCGAGAGCTTGCGCCGCAGCCTGTATATGTGCACAGTTAGACTCTGGCGCGCGAACTCCGGTTCGGGCTGATCCCCATACAACCGCACGATCATGCGCTCCGCATGGAGCACCTGAGGCATGGCGTCTACAAGAAGAGAGAGTACTTCCGCCTCGCGAGGGGTGAGCTTTATAAAATTCCCTCCACGGAAAGCCATATTCCAACGGAGATCAACCCTGAGTTGGTCATCTGATTGTAGGGGAGCTCCACAGCATGGACAATCCATCGTCTCGCCTTATGTCGTTCAGCATTGACTTGTTAACAGAATATAAATGATTGGCCAAGGGTGGTTCGCGGGCGTACATTATAGGTGTAGCCAGCCAGCCTTAGAAAGAAGGGGCGTAAAATGGACCGTGAAGACTATCTTTTCCAACAGGTAAGGGAAGAAATCGGCCACCGGGGGGCACCCGACGAAGGTGACCTGACACCGTGCCTACTCGCCTTCACCGACATCCTGGGCTTTGAAGCCATCAGGGCGGCGCAAAACAACGACCTCCAAAAGGCCGTAAAGATCAGCGAAGCCCAACAGGCGCTCGAGGAGGCCTTTCCCGAGGTCCTGAAGGACATCGTGGCCAAGAACGCCTGTGAGAACTTCAACCGGGCGATGGGCACCAACCACACCCTGGAGGAGTTCAAGGAATTGAGCCCTGAACACCTGTTACACGCAATGAAGAACCGGAGAAGCTCGCAATGATGGTGATTTACGTTGCTACAATCTACTGGCAGGACCAAACTGATGGGTCTGTCCCAGTGTCGGCCACCGGCATCACCGCCGAGAACGCTGAGCAGAACGCGGAAGACGCGTTGATGCTGTACTCCTTCAAGGATAAACCCGAGCCCTGCTGCGTTATCACCGAGTGCTCGGTCGAGGGCCACAGCATCGTAAACGACTACACCGGCAAAACGCTCGTGCCCCGCCCTTCAGACCATGAAATTGGGGTGCTGTATGACCTGCCCAACACCGACAGGCTAGGGCCAAAACGGAGGGACAATTGAGCATCAACTACCCGCCCCAGAACTGGCGGGAGTGGGTGCTGCGCTGGATCTATGGTCCCGCGTGGCGCGACTACCGGGCCTGGAGAAAACAGAAGAAGGATCAGAAGCGATGAAGTACCGACTGATGTCAAAGCGCCCAAGGGCGAAGGACTGGGGTATCCGGAACGATCGTAACCTCCACGACTCGCCGGAGCGCAACCTCTACTACCTGGAGCAGCAGAAGCTCGGGTGGGAGCGCAGCGAGCCCGACACCGAGTACCGCCTTGAGCAGTCCAGGGATGGTCGTAACTGGAGGGCGGCGTGATCGGCTCTAAGCTGTGGCGGGTTTAGAGGCGGTCATGAGGCCGCTATGTTGCCCAAAAGAAGGAGAACGCCTCACGAGTTAAGCCTCTCTCAATACCTCTCGGGGGGCCGTGGTGTTGCGACCACGGCCCATTATTCAGGAGAACAACATGACCGAAATAGAATTTAAACTCGGCTTCTGGCTTTTCGCCGCGCTGGATGACCCCGACGTCTGCGAAGAAATGAAGGCCGACATTCGCGCGTGGTTCGAAGAAGTGTCAGGAGAAAGCTGATGAGATTTCACTTCAATTTCTACAGTTCGGAGAGCTACAGCGCGGTGATTGAATCCAACGAGCTGAACAAGGAAAAGGCCCGCGAGGAAGCGGAGAACACCATCCGCCTGATGATCATCGACGATGGCAGAATTATCCCTGATAACCTGATTATCTGGTGCGAGGAGATTTACGACGCGCTGATCGACGAACCCCGCTGCACGGAATGTTTGCAAGATGACGAAAACTGCTACTGCGGAGAGCAGGAGGAAGACAACAATTGACTGGTCATCAGCCACGGTGGGCCTAGGCTATAGGTGTAAGCAAAGGGGTTCACATGAGCATCGTATATGACGAGAACCAAGTGTTCGTGGGCGGCTACAAAGGTCCCCCCTACCACAAGCAGGACGCCACCAAACGGTATCTCTCGCACTACGAGAATTACCTGTACCTCGCCTTTATCCAGGAGAACACCAAGGACAGGGCTGAGCGGGCACAGGCGACCAAGGAATTAACCATGTGCGAAAAGAAAATGGCGCACTGGCAGCATCACGTCAACTACGACCACGCAGCCGCCCTCCAGGGCATCATGGAGTTAAAAAAGAAATGGTCGAAAAAATAACCTATGACGGCGATGTAATAACGGTGCATCTAGAAGCCACTGCCGAGTGGAGTTTCCACGTCTGGTGGTGGGTCAAGAACCCGATGGGTACGCCCGCCCAGACCGACGGTAAATCAGTCACGGTCCGTGCCCGTAACGCCGACATGGCCTTTGAGTTGGCCATAATCGCTGCCCGTAAATTGTTCGTGGAAATCCACGGCGAAGACAGAGTGCTGTGTATGCACATGATCGCAAGCTTTGTAGTCCCATGGGAGACCATACTGTGATTAGCCTTTACCGCATAGACGAGGACATCCGCGAGCTCCGGGACCGCGTGGCCGAGCTGGAAAAGCTGCACCGGGAAGTCCTCGCTCGCATGGCGGAACTTGAAAAGCGGGCCGAGGGCCGTGATTCCAAGGGCTTACGTACTCAACTATTTGGAGAAGGATTATGAAAGACGGATTTACAAACCACCTGATACAGCCAGAAGCCGACATGGAGCGGCTGCTCAAGAACCAGCAGCTTATCATGAAGGTCCTGGAGCACCTGCTGATCGATGATGGCGACCCGGTGTACGGCACCATGCGGACCGACCTCGGTAACAAGCTGGTGATCGCCCAGGACCTCACCCGCTATGTGCTTGAGCGGCAGTTTCCAGAGAGGCCGAAATGAAAGAGTTTCTAAACTGCATGGCAGCAGCCGCAATCGTCGTACTGATCTTCTCAGCACCGTTTGCGGGCTTCTACGTGGTCCAGTGGTTTGGGTGGAATCAGTGGTGGGGCGTCGGCCTTGGCTTTTGGTTCAGTCTGACGCTATGGATGTACGCCGATAAACTGTCGGAGAGCAGAAAGAAATGAGAATTGTGGTCCCCGAGTAGGCAGGGGAGTAATTTCACGCAAGCCTCCAGCGGGTAGTTTCTCTAGCGGAAGCAGACCCGAGAAGCCAATGCTGCGTGAGGCCACTTTGGTTTTCTATGAGGAGAACACAATGGGACATTACGACGCTCAGTACGATAGAGACTACGATGATGAAATGGCACGGCGGTCCAGGGCTCGCCAGGAGAAGATTCCAGAGATCATCGATGCGCTGGAGGAGGCTCGCCGCTACTTGGCTCGGGCCACAGGGTCCGTGGACCGTGCTTCCCGCATGGAAGACGCTTTACAGGATATGATTTACATCCTGAAAGGGCAGTTGAAGGATTAGAATGTTGATCTTGGATACCGCGATCGTGATTGGTTCGATGGTAATCGTGGGAATGGTCGCCTATCTCATGTACCGTGGGCAGTGATTCACTGGTTGGGGCTCTGCTACGGTTGTGCGCGGACCGTGGTGCTTCATAAGCCTAGCCTCGTAAAAGCCGCATCTTTCCAGGCCACTGGGCCGAGGGCCGATGTTCACGTGACATAGCCAAAAAGTCCTCAAATTTTTATAATTTTGAGTTGACATAGGCAAACCTTCCAAAATTTATGATTCTGTGGCGAAAATCTGGTTTTAGGCCCGTTCGCTAAGACGCGATCCTCGGGGGGTGGACCTCCGCCCCGCAACGTTGTACCAGTACGCCCGAACCGCACAGGCGAGTGTAACGTTATACCTTGCCACCTGCCCAGTTGGGCGGGCATAACGCTATAACCTTGCACACCCTAGGCAAAGCAAAGGCGCAACACAATAGCGTTGCGCCTAGGTATATTAGCCTTGGTAGGTGTTGGCCGTGTGCCGCTGTAATACCATACCGTTGCGTGCTGGTAGGTAGCGCCAATGGGCTAACAGTATAACACTGCTACGCTGCCGCATTGGCAACACTGTTACCTTGCCACCCTTGGCAAAGTACAATGTTATAGCTTTGCGTGCCCATGCTGGGCAGCGCTTTGGTAATGTAAACATGTTGCACCCCTGCAATATGGTAACAGCCTACCCGGCACCATTGCCGGGTAGGGTATTGGTTAAGGTATTGGCAAGTAACCGTTAGGTATTGCCGCCGGTGGCAACAAGCTTAATAAAGCCCGTACCCCAGCTTTTAGCACTAGTGCTAAAGCCGCCGTTAAGCGCAGCAAGTAAATCCAAGGGGTTTGCTTTGCTTGCGCCCCTAGCGGCACTATACGTTAGGTAGGTGGCAAGGTTAAAGCTTGCGCCCTTGCCTTTAACCGGCACACCATTAACAAGTGCCCAAAGTATAGCAGCGCGTTTGCTGCCGGCCTTTTGCATGTTGCTAAAGGGCATTGGGTTGCTTGCCTTTGCGTTGCCAGTAAAAACTACCGTGCAGTTAGCAGGGTTGCCGCCGCAATGGCGGTTAATAAAGGCGGTTACTTGCGCCGCCGTTACTGGCTGCTTTGGGTTGCTAATTGGCAGCAACGTTGCCGGGGCGGCCTTTGCCGGGGCCGCTGGGGCCGGGGCTGGGGTTGCCGGGGCGGTTACCACCGGGGCCGGGGCCGTTGCCGTGCTGGGCACGGTTGCGGGCATTACGGGGCCGGTGGGGTTGCTAGTGTTAGCCATGGTTGCACCCTTTTGGTACGTGTTACAAAGTAACACAAAAACCGCCCTATTAGTGCCGGGCGGCGTGGCATTGTTATACAGTTGGCAAATAACTTGTGGGCATAAATGCCCACGCGGCCTAAGCCACACCCTAGGGGCGCTGGTTAGGCCATAGGGGCCGCCCCAGCCCCGTAGGGCACGCCAACAATGGCCCAAAGCAATGCCTATGGCAATTGCGCAAAAGTATTAGTTTTGTTAAAACATTTCATTCCATGAAACTCACCCTCACAGGCAGAGCCCGACTGATGATGAATGACGAGCCACGTACGAGGGACCTCTCTCTCTTTCATCCCGAATCATCTTCCCTCGTCCTCGGTCGAGGGTTCATCGACCTTTTTATATAGATCCCGAATCGTCTTTCATCGTCCCTCTCTCGTGGTTCATCGGGTGATTTCGTATGAACTCGAGGATTGAGATGAAATCACCGTCGGGCACGGTTAGATCGGGGATGATTAGCGAATCATGGACCGGGGCCAACCGATTCCCATGAATAAGATGTAGAATAGACGACGAGGGACGACGAACCAAGTTCCAAACACGACCTCCAAGACGTGCTCTCTTCGTCTGCCAACCGATTTGCATGGGTCGCCAGAGAGATAACGGGATCGTTGTCTTGGTACTTGCGACCTTCAGCTCAAGCCAGAACTCATGACCACAATTCTCTTCTGGGTTCGTGGTTAAAAAGAGGCCGTGGGTATCAGGTATCCCTGCCCCGATGAACGCTGCCTCAATCCTCGTCCAGTCCACTATCTCCTTGGTCTTCCTGGATAAGTCGTCCCACAACTTCTGCTCGGGCTTCCGTGACATTGGGCTTGGCCTCTATCGTGAATGTTGGTGAGATTGCGGCGAGTTGTGGGTATTCCTTCTGCATCCTCTGGATCTCTTTCATGACCTCGTCGCGTGACATCTGGTCAATCTTACCCATGAGAATTTCCTTCCGGTCAACGTACAGACCAGCGGCCATCCCTCGGTATCGCTCGGCTGATACGGCAGCAGGATAGTTGCCGTTCTTCGCCGCTAAATCTCTGAGTTCTGCGAGTTTCGTGACGTGATTGTCGAACGTGACCTCGTGCTTCTTGTAGTAGTCAGCCTTGAGGGCTTCGATCCTCGCTACGACATGTGGGGTCTGGAGGAGGTGATTGGCCTGGACAGCGGCATGAGCCGTAACGTATCCAGCCTCCCTCGCTGCCTCGGTCTGGGTGATTGAGGGCTGGGTCACATAGATCTGACAGAACGCTTCTTGCTTCTTCGTCAGGCCCCACTCGTTCTTACGCTCGGCTTCTGTTAGGACCTTGGACCGCTTGTGGGTCATCTTGCGAGCCATTCGGCAGACCTCCGTTTATCTGCCGTTAACATAAGCGATTGGAGGAGGGAAAGCAAATTCCCTATAAAGGAACTTTAGAAAGATGGACTATAGAATGAATTTGCGACTCTAGATATCGTGATAACGACCTTTACCACGCGCGCACCGAGAACGTCCTCTTCTGAAACTCCACTGACTATATGTGGATATATCCATATCTTGAGTCGTATCTTCGTTCTATACTCCAGTTATCAAGAAGAGCTTATAAGGGATTTTGAAGCACGGTCCAAGGCCCGACAATACCGACCCCCAATCAAAGTGATCCTGATTCCCACCCCATTGACCGACTCACAGGGTACCGCGTATCCCATATGGACGAGCACGTCCCCCCAATCCTTCTCGTGCTTACTACGAGGGATGCGACACAGTCCGTTCCTCATCCTCTTGAGGATATCTTCGGCCTCAGGCCTCACCGGCTCCATGCCCCTCCTACGCAAATCGTAGATGAGCTTCCTTCGTTCGTTACTCATTCCACCTCCTCCTTCTGCGGTTCACACCCCCATGTGATCACTCGCCCAGGATACTCCACCCTGAGCATGTCTCCCTGAACCTCAGCCACGGCCCTGCAATCCTCGTACGAGAGCGGAGCCATATGACTGATCCCATCATCAACGTTGGGCATAGACGCCCAAGCCCAAGCGTAAAACAGTATCTTCATACCCTCAGCTCATCCCTCTGCCACACCGCCCCTCTGACGAACCCGATCGCCAGCGACGCAACGATCATGTACGCCTCAAGACTCCCCGGTATGTACGGGAATTTATCGACCACCTGATCATTCCAGTGAACCACGAGCCGGTCGTTGTGATCCCATATCTCCCAGCCACAGTCCTGGAGTCGTAGTGGTAATTCAACCTTTCGTGCGCTCATATGTCCACCCTCCGCTTCTTCGCCAACCTCTTCGCCTCACCCTGAAGACTCGTTTCGCGAGCCTCATACCTACGTATCTGATCCTCAGCCATTGTGAGATCCCACATCAGTTTCCTGGTCTCCTTCCTGGCCCAGTCCAGCTTCTGCATCACGATCACCAGCGTAAACACCAGGATCGCCACCACGCCACCGACTACCCACTCCATTCGCAACTCCCATTGCCGTAAGACACCTCGTACGCACCCTCCCCGCCCAAACCCGCACCAACCTACCGCTTGCACCGCCCAGAGGCTCGTAGTACCCCTTAGAACGCACCAAGAAAGCAGATCCCAATGCACATTACATGCCACCCAGCCGCTAAAGGTCGTTTCTCCGCCTCGCTAGACGGTGAGACCATCGTTGCATCATCCAACGCGCCATTCTTCGCTGCCGCCCGCGTCCTCTTGGAAAGAGGAGCCACGGCCGACGAACCATTGACCATGTCCCATGAGGGTTCAGCCACGATCGCTCTACGATCAACGATCGGCGTCGCTGCCGATAGATCTGTAATTGAAGAGCCGAACTGCGCTTACGCGAAATACCGTCCCTACGGCTCCTCTTGGAGCCGCGAGGTGGGGTAGTAGCCGACCACCCCACCATTCGCCTCAGTGACGTCCCGCTACTCACTTAGAGAACGACTCCTTGATCGCAGTGACCAGTGCCTGCTCCACGTCGCCCTGCTCCCGCTCAATGGCGGCGACCATGACGTGTATGCCTCCGTCGTACAGGAATTCGTGGTAGTCGGCCTCCTCCATGTCCTGGCGGGCACGATCCTTGAGATACTGGTCGTATTCCGCATCGGTCATTTCGTGCAGCTCGTCGGCGAGACCGGCGTAGTAGTCGCCCATGTGCTCACCCGAGTTGCTCGCCTTGATGTTGTAATGACGAATGGCGTCGGTACGTGCTGACATGATTGCACCCTTTTGACCGCCCCCTGTGGGCGTATGTATAGCCTACCACACGACTGCCGCTGAGCAACTCAAAGTTGCTCAAGCAATGCTGATCGTGGTAACCACACGATCCATGGTCATGTCGGGCTGGCCGTCATCATCCAGGCTGGCGGTGACGAGCGTAACAAACAGAGTCGTGGCATCGTAGTCGCTGCCGAATGGGTCCTCCTCGTCCCAGCGCACCTGTCCGGTGATCGGGTTGTGGGACAACGGGATCGGCTCGCCCTGCGTGGTGATCGTTTCCAGCTGGAATCTGTAGCCCTCGCCATCCGTGAGTATTTGCGTCGCGTGGCCGATCAGATTGTAGCCCTGCCGCATTTTCAGATTCGCCATAGCCGCCTCCTCAACGCCCTGTTTGGGCACAAGTATAGCTTACACCCGGAGCGGTGCAGAGCAACTCAAAGTTGCTCAGGGACCCTCCCCAGGAAACAGACAGCGAGTGGCCACGTCACGCGGGTCGTCATCCCTCAGCAGCCAGAGGCCACCATCAATGATGAACTGACGCATGTCCTCCATCTCTCGTTCTTCCTGATCCCTCTCGTACTCGGCGATCAGGCCCCGGAGGGCCTGAGTGTGGGAGCAGCCCATGTGACGAGCATAGTGGGCGACGTCATCGTATGAGAAGCCTTGCATCTTTTCCTCCCTCTTGATGTCGGCGCTGT